AACCTGCAATTAAATCATCTGCTTCTAGTTGAGGATGTTGTAATACTGTACAATTGGAACTGTCTGTTAAAAACTTTTTAAGGTCGTCAAATGTTTGCCAAAACATCTGATCTTCCTCTTGTTCTGATTCAGTTAAGGCAGCACGAGCTACTGCTCTGTTGGCTTTATATTGGGCATAAAAATCTTTACGCCAACTTCTACCCTCTAAGCAGAAAATTACATGATCAGCTTTGTGTTCACGCCATGCTTTATTTACACTACTTAAAGTAACATGAACAGCAAAACCTAGTTTTGTCCATAAGTCACTTTGTCGATGTGCACTATGCCTGGCACGAAAAAAAGTATTTGCGGTGTCAATAATGATATATTTCATAGTACAATAATAGTAGCATATTATACTATATAAGTCAACTTACTTCTGTTCTACCATCTCCAATATCTTTACGCTGGACTCCAGAAACTGGTCTTGGGCTATTAGCTTCATACTGTTCGTAAGTTTCCATAACAACATTTCTACAAATATCAGTAAACCATTGGTCTACGATTTCTTCTTCACTAGTGCCTTTATATCCAGCATTTAATAGTTTTGCTATGAAAATTTCGTTCCAATCTAGTTCAAAAGCACCTATACCAATATTATCTGGACTTAGTTCCATTGCTAGCACACTGATATATGGTTGTCCTTTTTTTGTTGCTAGTTCTTTAGCAGTTGGTTTAGGTTTTGGTTGTTTAGGCTGTCGTTTAGGTTTAGGGAGTGTTGAAGGTACAGGATCTGGTTCCTGTGGTTTATCTTTTTTAATTCGATTTTTAAATAAATTGAACATAAAAGTATTTATAAGTTATTAGTATGGATATTTTTAATTAAGTCGACCATGCATTCTTAAAGAGAGGAACCTGCAGCCTATCACTATATCTAAAGCCATGTTTCATAGCCAATAGTGCAACATTTTTATTATATAACTCATAAACACTTTCTACGCCACCTACAGGCATAAGATAAACTGGGCCAGTAAATCCTGCATCACGATAAGCATTCACTGCTTCTAAAATTTCCTCAGTATCTTGCTCTCCAGCTACAACAAATTTCAAATAAGTATATCCCAATAGATTGTAATCACATACTATATCAGGTTTAATTGCATCAGACCATTTTTCTCCACTCACACTAAGTTTAGGACTTACACTAAAAGTAATTTCTTTAACTAATGTATCTTCCATAAGATAGTGAAAAAATTCTCCAGTAAGCTCTTGAGTGCCATTTGTTTCAAAGGTAAGTTCTTGTAAACTTTGCATAAGTGGATGTTCTAACAGTTCTGGATATGCTCTTTGCCAACCTAATAGTGGTTCTCCACCAGTAATTACTAAATGCTCATCTTGCCATGTTTTTTGCGGCAATAAATCCACAATACTTTTAGCTAATTGATCTGCAGTATCTTTCATTACAAATTTTTTAAATTCAGGATATACTGAACTATAACTATCACATCCTGTTTTGACTAATGGCAAGTCTTTAAAATCATTATAATTGTCTATATTACGAATAATTTCAACCACTTCTGGATTGTGTGTAATTTCCTCTCCAAGAATATGTTCCTGATATCTATTAAAATTTTTGCATCTAAAATTGCAGCCAAACATACGAAGGAATACACTAGGTACTCCCATGTAACGGCCTTCTCCCTGAATGGAATAGAATTTTTCTGTGTAATGAAATTTACTCATTTATTGTCCTTAAATTAATTAATGTATGATTTAGTATAAAAACCCTATTACATATACAAGGCTTAAAATAGCATTTCCTGTCCATAAACTAGGTTGTCGCCACATAATACCTACCAAGGTCCATGTAATACTGCCAGTTAAGAAAAGATATTTATTAAGTGGTGTATAGTCAAAACTTGTAGCAAAAGCACCCAATAAAATTAAAAAATTACTGGACCACTTTAGGATCCATTCTATAATGTTCATTCTTTTCGTAGATCTTTATTTATTATAACTGCTTGTTCCAACAAAGTCAATTTTATTCCCAACTTGTTGGCAAATTGTAACCAAGCACTTGTATCTTTAGGAAAACAATGACCACCGAATCCATATAAACCATCTGGTCCTGGAACTTTGCAGTGACTTAGTCCAACTCTTGGGTCTTTTTGTAATAATCCAACAACATTATTCCAATTTAAATTACATCTTTCTGCAAGAAGAGCCATTTCGTTCATAAACACAACTTTTGTCGCAAGGAAAGAATTTTCTACATATTTTACAAAGGCTGCTTCTTTACAGCTAGAAATGTAACTTGATCTTAATTTTAATTGTCCTAACCTAGTTAGTTCCATTGCTTGAACTATAAATTCCTGACGCAATAAATCGCCACCAATAATGTTGTCTATCTCGTCTGCATAGTCATTAATGCTATTATTTGCAGTAAGAAACTCAGGAATGTGTACAAGGTTAGGAAATTTATTAGATAAAGTTTCGTATATATCTGGAGTTGCAGTGGTTTTAGATATAATTAATTTATTGTAATTAGTAAGCTGATCTAAAGTATTAATTAAAATAGATGCATCGCAAGAGCCATCTTCCGATGCTGGGCTGGGCACACAAATAAAAATAGCATCCGTACTAAAAAGATCATCAAAGTTATGAGTTGATTTTGTTTTGTCTATATCTACACATACTAAGTCATACTGTTTACTTTTATAAACATTCTTAACTGCATTTCCTACATATCCTAGTCCAATTATGCCTAATGATTTCATTTTAAGTAATTTCCTTTATTGGGTATAACATGTCTCACGCCGCCTCTCGGGTCATCACAATCCCCGTTACGACGAGGAATCATATGAACATGTGGATACATCACAGTTTGTCCTGCACTGTGACCTACATTTTGGCCCACATTAAATCCTTGCCATCTGTCTAGATCAATGCCATTATATCCCCATTTGTATGCTGCTTGGTAGCAACTCATCAAACATTCTGTATTTTGAAATACTGGGACAAATAATAAATGACCTTCTGTAACAGGGTAGGCATCTCTAAATACCCAAAATGTTTTAGATCTGAATTCTATCTCTGTCCAAGGTGCAATTTTAGCATCAAGTGCCTGTTCAATATCGGTCATTTATATATTTCTTTTAAATATCTTCTAAAAGATTTTCGTTCCACTCTCTATGTCCTTCTCTAAATGCCATATTGCTTTGAGTTTCTCGTACTTCGACTTTATAGCACCAAACTCTTTCAGATTCAACTTGGCCCAAATAGTCAGGAATAAAAACAGAATTAACAAATTTATATAACATATCAGCGATTCTTTCGCAACCCATACCAGGCAATACAGTTAAATCTAAAATACCATCTTTTTCAAGTTGCCTATATCGTTCTAGATCAGGATCATCATAAGCGATCAATGTTTTATGATCGAATTGATCTTTAAGAAGTTGTTTTAGTTCTTTTAGTCCACCGTAATCAATTACCCAGCCTCTTTTATCTAATTCATTTGCACCAAAGTAAAATTTTAAACTAAATGAATAGCCATGATTTTTATTACAATGTGTATCTGCCTTCCATTGTTTGTAGGCAACTGGAAATTCATCAATATATTCTTTTGTTGATGTAAATTTATAAACGATTGGTTGATATAGCATTCTTTATCCTTAGTTTTTTTTATCTTTACGATCCATAGTTTCTTTTATATTATGGCTTCTAACTCTTTCGTTGAATTTAAGCATAAACATACTAGCAGTGCCTATATCTTGTCCTAAAAAGTGTAATCTAGTTCCAAAAAGACCATTACTATGATGATGGCACCATTTGCTATTATATCTTACATAGTGTCTTACAATATTTCTACCTCTAGGGTCATAGTATGTATCTGTTTTTACTTCGCCACCGATTAATTTATACCATTCTATTATTTCTTCTGTTAGTAAATCTATATCTATCCAGATAGAGTATGTTACTGAGCATCCTGGTGGCAACGGTATCATTGTTTTCTTTCTAGTAAATATTGCTCCCATTGAATCCAAATATTATTTTTAAGAAATCCCCATTCGCGTTGGTGTGGTCCTGGCATAAACAATGTCCAGGCTGTTACCCCTTCTTTTAATTCAATACGATGATATGAAGTGGAAGAAGCGAATCTAAAATGACCAGGGCCACGCCAATGTTTTGTTTCCCCAATTTTTTCACCGTTGCTATTAAATTTAGGAGTCCATTCATAGTAGCCTCCTTTTAGTATTAATGTAGCATAGGGCCAAGGATGATCATGTAAATCATCTGGGTCTGATTTTAAAAATTTATGTAAAAATAAATTAAATGGAAAATTTTTTCTATCTTTTATAAACAGATAATAACGCTCTAGATAAGGTTCATCGTTAACCCTATCCATTACAATGCGTTTACGATCTAATTTCTCTAAAAGTTTAAGTAAAATCATTGTTTATATAGTTCCATTGCAACAATTCTACCTATTTCTTCTGCATAGTCTTTGTTGTCGGTAATAATATAAAGTGACACATCATTTCTATCTTTGGGTCTATTATATCTACTAAATGATAACAAAATACCACCTTGAGCAGGTGTTACTCTAAAGTTCATGGAATGTCCTGTTTGGACATCGTTATCAGCTGTAGAAGTTATTGATAGCTCTGCTAATTGTTTATTAGATTGGTTGTTACGATTAAACAGTTTGGAAAAAATATTCATTAATTATGTCCTTTCATACTTAGGCAAATATCGTAAAATTCTTTTTTAAGAGGGGGATGTGTATCAAAAGCACCTAGCATAATAGCAGTTGTCATATCAGACTCATGTTCTCTAACACCGCGTTGTGTCATACAATGATGTTCTGCTTTTACGATTACAGCAATATGTTCTGTTTTAGCATATTGTCTCAATGCTTCTGCAATTTGTGTTGTCATTTCTTCCTGAATTTGAGGCCGTTCACAGATATGATGTACAATACGATTAAATTTGCTAAGGCCAATTACTTCATCTTGTGGAACAATACCAACCCAACATCTACCAACAATGTTTTGAAAGTGATGAGCACAAGTACTACGGATGCTAATAGGGCCAGTAGTGTATAGGCTTTTATAGCCAAGGTTAGGAAATGCAGTAACTTTTGGTACAGGTTTATAGCGGCCGCTGAAAGTTTCTTGAATGAACATCTTGGCCACTCTATGAGCAGTTTCTTGAGTATTGTGATCATGATCTGTATCAATAATTAAACTAGATAAAACTCCTTGGAATTTCGTTGCAACTTCATCTACAAGTTTATCTAATTCGCCTTCTTGAATATAGTCTGAAATATTATCATTTGCATGAAATCTTGCACCTGCTGTCTTGATTCGGTTTCTAATAGCATCACTGATATATGTGCCGTGTTCCAAAATTTACTCCTAATTTATATTATTTAGACAAAAAACAATTATACAACAAAATAATTATAAAAACAATTATTTCAATGATAAAATGTTTTCAACCAATTTGTTTGCACTAAAAAAATGTTGTGTTAAAAATTGTGTTTGTTTATGTAGTTCTAATAATCTATTGTTATAGTCTTGCATGGTAATATTAATAAAGTGGCATAATTGATCTTTATTAACTTTATAACTATCCCATGATTCTGTCCAAACACTAGGATACTTAAACATATCAAAATACATTTCTTTATAGCTTAATCTATCAGGCACAATAGGAATAGCACCCAGTAATGCACCTTCGTAACAGCCTATACCTAAAGTCTCTTGCAAACTAGCACTAAAAACAATTTTGGCTTCAGACAGAATATTATGATATTGGTCTTTGGTCAAATTTTGATCTTGGCATACTATAAATTCGTATTGTGGTAAATTATCGGCAAGAGCTCTAAAAATATCTACTTGTTTTTCTGGAGCGATTCTATGGGGAAAAACAATTAAATCTCGTTTAGATGATTGTTTAAAATTATGCAATAGAGTAGGCATATATTCCATGGGCCATCCTGATCTAACAATTTTGGGCCATTCACCGTTTAAAATTTCTTCAAGATCTTCTTCAATCCAGGCGTTTTCTTGAAAACCATCATTGAGTAGATCGCGCACAAACATTTCAATATGAAATTTTGAGGCAAAATAATTGTAATCTATAGCGTGGAAGAAACTTTTCTCTGCATGTCTTACCCATGCTGCGTTTCCTATTAATCTACCTAAAAAGTCATGTTTATCGTAACTTCCAGCATGCCAAAGTGCATGAATCTTAACTGGAATGTTAAGTAGTTCGCTCATATATTTTAAGTTTATGATGCCAGGATGCCAAGCATCAGTAAACAAAAAATGATCACCAGGCTTAATTGTTCCGGAGCAAAATAAACGACCCATTTGCTCAACCTGCTGAGATTTATAGATATTAGTGCCACCAAAGTTAAGAAAAGCGCCTGGAGTGGTTGCACTAGGAATATCCGTAGAGCCAGAAATAGTCTGTACATTTATACCGTTCCGTTGTAAAAGAATTGGCAGATGCCATTTCCATTGTGATGTGTATCTAGTCTCTACCGACTCGATATCTACTAGATATAGATTCATTGCTGTCTGGCCGCAATCCTACGCTCTTTGTCAAACTTTTTCCATTGGTCACTTTTATAAATATCACGCTCATCATATCTAAGCATATTGTTTTTACAAAACTCTAAATAAGCATCAAGCTCATCGAAAATTTCAGTGACTTCAGGTTTCATACCCAAAAAGCGTTTGTTATTCTTTTGTGCCATTATTCTTCCTTAAATAGAAATTAATTGAGGTTTATGTGTGTCGTACTTAATAAAACAACCATTTTCATCGTCTTCGCTTACTTCGATCCATACACTGCGACTTGGATAGCGATCAGCAATTTGCAAATATAAATCATCTGCAATCATTTCACAACTTTTGTAATCTAACGACAATACACTCGAGTTGCCAGAATACAATTGTTCAAGCCATCGCTTGAATTGAATAAATTCCAAGTCTCTATCATCGTGGAATACTGAAATCCAAACCCTAAAATGAAAAATGTGACGATGAGGATACGCAAGAAAACTGACATCATACTGGTCTCCCGTTGCTAATTTAGGATCAGTTTCAGCAGCTGGATATCTATGAATACCTTCTTTTTGAAAAGTTACCCAAATTTTTCTCTCAACTCGTTGCATAATCCTTGTTACTACTTCTCTCTGTTCCTGATTCATATTTATTCCTTTTTTAAACCCAACTTAAATAGCCTCTGCTATATTTTTTATGCCTATTTAAACCATCCTGAAATGCTTGTTGCCATTCTGTATCTCTATTATACCCTTTTGTCCAAAAACTGTCAACATTAATCTTACCAGTTTGTATCATATAAACCGCTTCCCACATACATTCAAAAAAACCATCTGTTCTTGGACTTGGAAATACAATAGTGCATGCTTTCCATAATAAGTTTTGAAAATCGGTAGTAATTTTCTTTTGTGTGCCTAAAATTAATAATCCTTGCGTGTTTAAGGCTCCCTCACTAAATGCAAAGTCACTATTGCCTAAGTCTATAATTACATCATAATTATGTTTAGGTTTTTTTTCTAAATTAGTTACTGACTTCCAAATTTCACTATTACTTGACCCTACAACATCAATTTTAAACTTCATGTTTAAATTTTTAATTGTGTGAAAGGCTACCCACGCTAAAAACCCTGTACCAATAATAAGTAAATTTTTATTTGTGCCACTTCGTTTAATAATATCGTTCAAAGGTTGTAAAACAAGATTTATACCACATGCTACTGGTTCTATAATATACCTAGGGTGAGCTTGCGGTACTAAAACATATTCATTTTCCCGCACAGTATAAAAGTCAGCATATGCTGGCTCGCCCCTTGTAGCAACATAATCACCTACTTTAACATCCTCAACATCTGATCCTACTTCAATGACTTGTCCTAAACCTTCATGGCCTTGCATATGCAGTGGTAACTGCCCAAATGAGCCAGTCATCATGTCAATGTCACTACGGCAAATACCTGTAAAAATTGCTTTTACTTTTATATCTGTATTAGTCAATATGGGACAAGTGTAAGAAGTTTCAAAAAACTTTCCCTGTCCTAAAGTTTGTAAAACTCGATTTATGCTATTTGTTTGTGTATCCATATGTCTTGCTCAAGTTGATTTTGCCAAAAAATATCGTTGTAAATGTTGGCATAAACGAATTTTAGCATATTTTTGTATGCAGATTCAGGACATAATCCAAGATCTATAAACTCATTGTCGAAATATAGCCCTATATCGGACCCAGACATACTACGCCAATCAGTAGTAATTGTTATATCTTTATTAAAAATATTGGTGTTAAGAGTTACATAATCATCTACATTGTATATCCCATCTACTTTTATATCCCCATAGTCGCTATCGGTTAGATCCTGCAATTGCCATTTTTGAGTTTTTATTTTATTATGCCAATTTGTTTGTTGATACTGTGGTTCAAATAAGGTATAAAAACTTAGTAAATGAGGCAAAAGGTCTTTACTTACCCCACCATAACTTAATTGACTATTAGTAAACCAACTGCCGGGTTTAGGAACACGATTATTATTAATCCAGTGTAATTTAATATTTTTACTTTTATGGTATTTTGCAAATAGTAGTTTAGTATTATCTCTATATTGATTATTTTTTATCATCATAAAGCGTGTATTTGGAAATTCTCTAACTAAAGATTGCCATTCCTGCGCATCTTTAACTCCAGGTTTTTCTATTAATACAATTTTACTAACTTTTGCTACTTTTTTTGCAATTGAGTAATGTAAATAATTAGGTACTGAAACAATAGCAATATCTATAGAGTTAACATCTGTAATTGCTTGGTCTAAGTCTAAATAGTTTGGGTTTAGATCAGGATTTATATCTACTGTATAGCAAATATATTTTAAATCCTTACATACATTTTTATACAATTGGCCTATACCTAGGCCAACTACTAAACATTTAATTGCTGCCATCTAAATTTTGTTCAAGTTTATCAAGTTCTGTATCTATAGCTTCTGGAGGTAAATCTTCCTCGTCAAAACTAAAATGTTTACTAAAATAAGTTTTACTATTTACAGCATTTTGACTTAAAGTTCCTCGTGTGCCAACAATACACATCCAATATTTGTTATATTCTTCAATTATAGCTTCTGCACGCCCTCTATCGCTAGTAGCAAAAATATCATTTACCACATCTCTAAAAAAGTTATGCCTATTAGATCTAAATGATTTTTTTCCTGCAATAGTGGATATAAGCATTTCTGGAACTATGCCATTATCATATTGCCTATTAGCTTCTTGTACTGCATAAAGGTGTGACCAAACATTATGCCCCATTTGTAAAACATAACTAAAACTGTCCCAGCTGGTTTTGCCTTCTTTGCCTATTTTATTAAGATCGCCTGGTTTATATACACATACATCCTTAATTAATAAGCGTTTACTGATGGGACTTTCTAAAAATGTTTCAAATACTTTGTCATTAATAACAGCATCGCCAAAAAATCTATTATCCACAGAATATTTTTTATCATCTACACTTGTACGCATTCTATAGACCCATTTTTTACGATCAGGAAATTCTGATTCAGTATAGATTTGTCCGTTAGCGGTAGCTAAAAATGGGCTTGCACAATCAAAACTTATTGTAAAGTTTTCGTTATGATATTTACGAATAGCTCGTTGAATATCTGTCAATAACAATCCCCATTCAAGTTTACCTGTTCCAAGGAAGTGCATCCAATCATGTTTACCAGGTTCTAATAGTCCTTCGAATCTTAGTGCCACTAATCGCTTTAATGCTAGATGTACATCGCACATATTCTGCCCGCCCATTGCCCAACCATCAAATGGTTGTTCAAAGTGTTTAGGGTCACAATAATGTTTTACTTGATTATACCAACGGTCAGCTTCTTCATGTGTTTCTCCTTGTAATACATTTAGTAATTTGCAATTACCATTTCTATTACGCATGAAGTAATCATTATTAATTAATGTAGCTTGAATGGCTTCAGCTTCGCTAGTAATACCAGTGGCTTTTCTTGCTACTGCACTTCGTGCAGCCCAGCTAGGCACATCTAGAATCATACCTCGATCCATATATGCATCTAGCCATTCAATAACTTGTTTACGACGCTGGCCTGCTTTGGGACAGTTAGGATTTTTCCAATCGCCTTCCCAAACACCTTTACCAATTTGGAACCCGCCACTATCGCCTAAAATAAATGAATTTTGTCTATCACGATTGCGCACCATTTCGTCTCGATTAGGTGGTGCATTCACATCCAGTGCAGCATGTCCTGCACTATATAAACTCCATTTATAGTGAAAGTATCCATTGGTTTTATCAAACCAATTTAATCCATCAATGGATCCATTAAAATGAACGGGTATTCTTGTTTGTGACAAATAGTTAGGATTAAGTTTATTTTTACTTAGTTCACTTGAATAAAAACTACTTAATGCAGGTAAAAATATAGCATAATCCCGTTGTTTTGTAGTTAAATCGTCTTGGGGAATCATATTATACAAACTTATTTTGTTTGTGCAGGCAAAATATATTCGTACAATCCAAGGCCAGAATCTACTGTGATTAACATAACACCATTGTCACTGATCTTTATTGTTTTATCGCCAGACAAATTTAAAACACTAAGAATAATTCCAACAGGATAGCTCATAGTTTTAGTCAATGTACCTAGTGTGTCATAATTAAAAATAAAATTACCTGCATGAGTGCTGTGATCACCAAAGTAAACTTTAATATCTTTTTTCTCTTGTTTAATGGTAAAACTAGTTTCTTCGCTATTTGCACTAGCTTGAAATTTTAGTCTTTGAATTGCTTGGACACTTGGTTCAAATTCTACATGCCATTGTGCGCCTTTAAATTTTGGAGTTTTTAGTTTTTCCTCAATTGTGGCCTGGTTCATTAATCGATATTCATTTTTAAAATCTCCTACTGCATTTGTAAAATTAATGCTGGAGGGGATTTTTGTACCATTATCATCTTTAGTAATTACAGTAATATTAGCATCCTCTCTATATTCAGGGATATTAAGAACTGTATTAAGTTTATTTAGATTTGGCATACCGAATATACCGATAAAATCTGGTAACACATTATGGAATCTAGCTTTAATAACCACAGAATTGTCAATACTAATGGTATGTAGTTGTGTTTCTTTTTCTGTTCCAACAATTTTTACAGTATCAATAACACCTAATGTATAGGTATTACGAACTATATCTTGTAAATAGTCTTTCATATTAATCTCCTAACAAAGTATTGTATATTATATATTTAGAAAAATCAAGAAGATTTGGCAATTATTTCGCCTAAAACTGGTTGCAATTTAATAGTATTTAAAGTACCAGGTTTGGTATAAATTATAAAATCAGCTTCTGAACTACGATGAGTTAAAGTTCCAGACTTATTAAATATTTTAAAAAAGTCACCTACAGTTTGATATGGTTTCAAATAACTTTCTACTTCTTTTAATTCTGACAATGTGTCGCCATTTACAAAGTTAAATATTAAAGTACCGCCTGGGCGTAACAAATTATATATAATGTTTAATAGTTGTGTAAATTCTTTATTATTTAAATAATTAATTATATTCCAACAAACTATACATGAAAATTGCTTATGTGGTAAAGTAATATAACCTGATGTTAAACCATTACTTAACAGATATGGCCGTAATCTTTTCTGATATACTGGATTAAACCGTTCTAATATGTTTTGTAATCCCTTTTCATTATAAGATGCAATATAAAGTGGATCTGCTGCAATCATAGAATGTACTAATTTGTACGCATCCCCTATAAACAAACTGGGATATCTACAATCAGTGCTTCGTGTAATAAATGGAGTTACTTCTTCTAGTAATGTATCACTTAAAACTTTTTCAGTATCATTTTGTTGCAAACAACTAGACAATGAATGTATTTGTAATTGTTCTTTAAGACGATTAGTTTCATTTTCTAAAAAACTTAACTCTCCCAATATTTTTTGATTGGCTTTTACCAGTAAATCAAGTTCTGAAGAAAGAGTTTTTAGCTGGTTATTAAAATCTACTTGAATACTTTTTAGTTGATCATGAAAGTCCTGTTGTATTTGTAGGGTCTTATCTAAATAATATTGTAGTTCACTTAGTTGCATTTATTCAAAACTAAACAAATCAAGAAAACTGCTTTTAATATCAGTACTAGCAATAATATTCCAATTAAGCACGCCTAATAGATTTTCTACTTTTTGATCTACAATAGTGCCTTCCATTTCACTGTCATCAAATGGTAGGTCTTTAAACCAATTAGGGATATGATTTTCATCAATAGGATATGCTACACTTGTATAGCCTAAAGGATTATTTTTAAGTTTACATACAATGATTTTCATACCATCTACTATACTCATTGAGTAATTGTCACTGTTAAGTCTTCGTAAGTTATTCCAATTCATTGCTGCACGAACATGTCCTGGCATATTAGCCTTACCTAATTTTTGTTCTTGTTCAACATAATTAGTAAGGTTATTTACTCGTTTAGGGGTGCCTTTTTCCCAAGGTGGTCTGTTTCTAAAGTCTAATTTAAACTCTTTAATACGGCCAATAATATAATCTTTGGTTTGTCCTGTAAGTACATCTAATAGAATACTACTTAAGAAGTCTTGCACAACTTTTGGGGTATCACTTCTTTTTAGATCAAGGCCCATAGCTTTAAGGTCGCCGGGTTTGCCGTTAGTATCTTTGCGTTTACCTTCTTTATCATAAATTAAAACAGCATACCTTTTCTTTTTAATAAAGATACCTTTACTGGCAACTAATTCTCTACCGCCTTTAATGATAGTGCCTAAGTCTCTAGTGCAGTGAAATGCTCTTTCCATAAATGATGGAAAGCTTTCATTAACTTGATCTGCTATTTTGTCATAAAGTTGGATGCAAGTATCCTTACTCCACTCCATAGTTCCGGATTCAACTTCTGTTTTAATAATTGGCCATGCACTAAAATACACGCTATCTGTGTCACCGTAGATGATACTTTCGCCTGTATGGTCATATTTTCCTGTTATGCATTCATTTACAAATGCATCCATATGTTGAGCAATAGCTCTACCAGTTAAAGTTGTACTTTGGCCAATTCTATGATCGAAAAATCTACAGCCTGGATTTAAAATCGCACCATAAAGGCTGTTTAGATTAATCTTTTTAACTAATTGTCGTTTATCCCAATAAACTTTATCTTCATCGGTTTCTGATTCTTTCAACTTCTTTTGCATTTCTTTTCGTTCTGCGTACCATTTTTCCAACAATCCTGGCACAATGCCTTTTTGTTGAATGTTAAAAATAGTACCATTAGCACTAAGGGCCCAGGGTTTATCGCTTTGAAAAATTAATCGCCAAACATCTGCAGCAGAAAGTACATCACTATTTCCATCTTCCCAATCTATAGTAATTTCTGTGCCCTGATCTCCGTTCATTACTGCAGTGTATTCTAGACTACCAAATAAGCCTTCCCAAGCTTCTGCAAAGCTTGAGCCTGATTCCATTTTTGTTTTAATATAATGGTCTGTCATTATGGGTCTTAATTGACCCACAATAGTTTCAGGCCCCATGTTTAGTGCTCTGATTGTGGATGGATATAGACTGTTGATGTCGATTGCACCGATGCTTTCATGCATTCCTGTTTTGGGATAAGCAACATAGGCACCTGCCGCTTGGGTTTCTCCTCCGTCTTCTTCCCTACTTTTCCGATTAGGAACGACCAATCCTTGACTGTGTGCTTCATTTATAATAGCCTGTTCTGTAGTTGCGACTGCGCCCATTGTGGTAGGTAACAGTACTGTGTTGTCATGTGCAATAGTATTAGCAAGGTCAATAAATCTCAATTTTGTATCAAGTTTTGCTAATAGTCTTGTATCCTGACGATTGTATTCAATAAATGTGTCGAAGTCTTTGTTATAAAGTTGATCTAATGTTCCTTCATATGGTGTTTTCCTTTCCGAAAGTTCATATTCCCCGATTGCATCCAAACTATAACTATGCCGTTCTTCATATGTATATTTTCTATATAACTGCATATAGTCAATATGTACACGACCTACCAAATCAAATGTGGTTTGTTCTGTGCCGTATCTTTCAAATATTCTTCCTTTAGGATGTTGCCCCCAAAGACAGAATCTTCTAGTATCGTCTGCACTAAGCACACGAGTTATTCTTTTTACCAAATAGGGAATATCAAAGCCTTCACTATTCCAGCCACTAAGAATATCTGCATCATCTATAATGTTGAGAAAAGTATCTAACAAGGTTGCTTCATCTTCGAAGATAAAGCAATCAGAGTGTTTAGCTGCAATTTCATTTGCAGTTTCTAGACTCATACCTTTAGGGGGAATAACCAGTGTAACTAGTTTATCTAACCAATCAAGGTAGATACTAATTGCAGTAACCATGTTAAATGGATCATCAGGTTTACTAAACCCTTTTACAGGATCAAAGTCAACCTCAATATCAAAAAAAGCAGTTTGTAGTTTTGGTGCTTCTTGACCTAGATAATGTTCTTCTAAGCAACGGAATACAGGTTTAATATCACTTTCCCATAGCCGTTTATTGCTTTGTATTTTCAGTTCTTTATGAAATTCTCTATGATTTTTAGTTGTGAACCTACTTACGCTAGTGCCGTAAATAGTTTTAAATTTACCTTTAGGGTCATCGTAGTAAAAAACAAGATTTACTGGATATTCCTGGTAAATTCGTTGACCGTTTACACGCTCAACAACATGTATACGGTCACTATGTTTATCTAAAATAGCATCAACATACATTAAAGAGTACGCCCAACTGTTTCTAGAATAGAATTCAGTTCTTCGTTTTCTTTATTTGTTTCCCCTAGTTTGCTTTTAAGTGCAATACGCACTGCTTTTTTTAATACACTAGGTTTAATTTCAAGTTCTTCTGCGATTGCTTTAATTGTATCACTCAAACCTGCATTTAAGTCTTCTACTTCTTGCATAACACTTACGCCCTCATTAATAAGTTGAGTAAGTTTAAGCTTCTGTTCTCCACTGAACATTCTACTTGACATAATAGCTCCGTTAAAAAATTATTTAAAACCGATTTTCATAAATCTTGTATAATTTGAATTTGGATCTTGTAAAGGTTTTTGTTTTAATATCAAAGTTTTTGTAAGCGGAAAAGCATCATCAAATTCAAATATATCATTAGTAACTACAGGTACTAATTGTACATTATTTCTACCTTGAAGTGCAACAAGAGATCCTGCCGGAATGTTATCTAACCAACCATTATTTTCCATATCGTTGCAACTGGTATTAATTATAATATGATTTTTGTTCTTTTGATATGAATGTTCATTTGCGTCTCTTAGTATGGGTAGTACTTTATAATGATTGATATTTCCCAATACTGTTTTAGACACATCTAAATTTTTTTTATCTATATCTACCAATAAAAGTTGTTTAAATTGAATGTCATGCGCATCCAAAAATAAACCTAAATTGCCATACCAACTTCCCAATATGGTAATTATATCTGTATTATGGTTAAATTTATTTTGGATTAATTTAAGATAATTACAAAGCCATTTTTTGCTTAAGATAAGATCATCTGTAAAGCTGCCTGGTAAAGTATCTGGACTTGCCTCTTTTAAATCTCTACTTTTCATTTAAGAGTTGATCTTAACATCCATGAATGTTTTTTATGAGCATCCATTCTTTCAGCTAAAAAGTTACTTAACCCATGTTCACCATAAGTTTCTGCTTTGTCGTATACCATTTTGAAAATCTTAATTGTTTTTTCGCTATCGTCCAATAGTTCTTGTATCATATTTTCTGCAGCCAAGATCTGCATTTCATCATCTATTTGTGTTAGCATACTTAGTCTGGTATAGCTACCTGGTGTATATGAGTTTAGTTTTCTAATATTTTCAGCAAAGTCGTCTATACTTGCATAGACTTCTTCATAGATTTTACCAAAAAGTTTATGATATTGACTAAAGTCTGGCCCTTCTACATTCCAATGAAAGTAATGGGCTTTTAAATAAAAACTAAATTCAGTTGCAAAAGCAATTTTAAGTGCTTTAATTAAATCATCCATATTAATCTGCCTTTTTGTTTTTGTCTTTTTCCGTAATAGGGCCACCAGTTACCCAAGCGGTGCATGATCTCTGGCCTGCACATTTAAAATGTAAAAAGTTGCAATAGCCAAGATCGGATAAATTTATGCTTGCGTTTGCGTCGATATTTTTTTCATCGCCTTGTATGCCTTTACTAATACATTCACGCATACTATCACTTACATCAAATGCAGCACAATTAGAGCAACGCATAGTTTGGGCTGTTGATTCAGTTATTTTCCATTGTTTAGCTGCATTTTTCCAGTACTCCCCTGGTTTATCAGGGTTAGCGGGGCCATAGTTATAATCATCAATGGCTTTTTGTCGATTTTTCAGGTTTATATCAATATTATATGTGGCGGTAGGGCACCCATTGTCTACTGCTTCCATAATATTAATTAAACGCCTTAGCATAGTGTATTTATTTTTTATTTTTAGGAATAGATCCAACAGGGCTTAGTACAAAGTCGTCACCTTTAATTGGGGCACTACCAGTTCCTTTACTCATATCAAATCCTTCTGATGTATCTTTATATACAGGAAAGGCTTTTAAGGCATTTTTGTATGATTTTTTAAAATTTTCTTGGCCTTCTTTCAAATACCAACCTTTAGCATCATGTCTAAGATTAAAACTCTCTCTTAATTCTGTTTCATTTGCTAAACTTTTAGGAATACTAAAATAAATTTTATTTTCATTTACATTTTTTGATTCGTTCTTTTTGCCCCAATTTTTTGCGCCTTTTTTACGGCATTGTACTAAAGCGCCGCTTGCATATGCACTTGGCCATACTTTATAACGACTTTTTACTTTATAATAACAGCTATCTTGCTTTTCATTAATCATAATTTCTGCAACAATTGAACCTTTGCATTTAGGACAAATTCCTTCATGTAAATTACGCATATCTAAAGTAATAGGTGTTAAAAAGTTTTCAGCTTGAGGATCGTAATCATAGCCTAAATCATTTAACTCTTGATTTAACGCTACTATCTTATCTTTCAACCGGTCTAAAGATGGGTGTTTTGGGCTAGCAGCAATTAATTCTCCTAATTCTAAAACCATGTCATTAAGTTCTTTAGCTAATGAAACACTAGTAGTTTTATTAACATTATACTGATCGCCGTATCTGCTTTCTAAATTTACATTTTCTTTTTTCATTTTATTACCTTGTACAGCAGTAGTTCTGTTTGGCTCGTCTGCTAATTTAACTTTTGCATTTGGCATGAATTTGTTTATAGACGCAATAGTAAGTGGTCCCAGTATTCCGTCAACATCTAAATTAGCATTAAATTTATCGTTTAACATTTTTTGTATTCTGAGCGTAGCTTCTTTTCGTCTATTGGTAGCTTCTGTTATACCTTGCTCCCCAATGTGTACTCGTACAAGTGGGCCAGATATCAACCAATCTAAATTTTCTTTTTTTGTATTTTCTCTTACATCTAAAACATTTACATAGAACCCTTTTTCCCGCAATTGCTCCTCTGCCTCTTGAGTAGCCGACTCTTTAGCTTCATCACCATACATATAGATGTTAGAAGAATTGCTTAGAAGATCATCTGCCAACCACCATCGCCCTACAATTTTGGCAATTTTATTGTCGTTATACCATATTCCGTCATTAGTACCATCTGGTACAAACTCATTTAATCGGTCTTCAGCCACGCCTTCTTGAAATTTATCTAAATCTAATGTTGGTTCTACTCCGCCCATTGGCGACGATTGTTTATGTTCTATATCTTTTTTTAAAAAATTATTAATTTCTTTAACTACTGAATAAAATTGATTTAAATTTTTTAAAATAAATTCTTTATCAATAATCATTTGCTGATTAAATTTTAATTGATTGAAAAACCCTCCGAATAGTGCTAATTTTGATGAAATTGCGTTAGAAAATGTTCCTATTTTTTCGATTTTTTGTTGAAAATACTGCGAATAATCTTGGTTGTTGCCCATGAGTGGGTCATCCCAGTAAAAAATAAAATCCACAATGGAATTATGTACAATATACCTAATCTCCCGCCATTTTATGGAAGCACTCTGAAATTGATTCAACTCAATGTCATTAATTAAGTCCGGAATCTGTTCGTTAAAAATTTTGTTTAAATTAATTTTTCCTTGGTCTACTTCTTTTCGCCACCAAATTTTTTGTCTTTCTATTTTTCTTTGTTTTTTAATTGCTTTTTCTTCAGGACTTGAAAAAAACCAGCCTTCTGCCACACCTTTTTTCAGGGCAGACACTGCACTTTGAGACATTTCCTGGCTGC